AACAGTAAGACCATTCCTATTTAAAAATATTACTCCTCTTACAACAGAGGCTAACAACTTTACTTTAAATTATGCAGGGTCTTTCTATGTTCCTGGTGGATTAGACGAATCATGTATATCATCTACTGCGTTTAAAAAAGGTGGAATTGATAATTACTTTGGAGATAAAGCAATCGTTGATTCAGACGTTAGACAAGTATTTGCATACAAATTAATAGGAACCACTAAGGTTACAACCATAGACAATGCTGGAACAGTAAATCCTGGAACAGGCGCTGTAATTCTTCATACATTTATACCAGATGATGCGACAGTTATTAGAATAAGTATTGTACCTAATTCATTAGATATTGCTCCTAAGAGAGATGAATTAATTTCTATCGATGCATCTAGAACGACTATGACAGCTGAAAGAGATTCAATCGCTGTATCAGGTTCTTCTGGTAGTATTGATTATACCACAACATCAAGATTTAGATCGAGTACATAATGCCAAAATACGGATCAGATTCAATTAATCCTTCTTACATAGAATCGAAAGCTTCTATGAAAAGAAAGACGAAAGAAGTTTTACGTATAGACCAATTAATTCCTAGTGAAATATTACGTGATTCTGATAGAGGTCCTGATAAAGCAGATATAAAAACTCTATTAGAAGAATACTATAAGTTCATGAATATGGATGAGTTTATATATGACCAAACTGAAGTATTCACAGATATTATCAATTCAGATAGAGCTGTGTTTAGGATTAAAGATCCAACACAAGACAATAACGAATTCTTTTCAGACTTTGATGGTGCAAACTCAACATTAGTATTAACTAATGATACAACACCACCTTCAACTACTACTATTGCATTAACTAATGCGACCGTACAAATATCAAACGGTAATGAACTACCCGGAACATTAAAGAATCTTACAACTGAAGTCGGTAAAACATTCTCTGTACTCTTTCCAGTCGCTGGTGCTGCAGGTTATGTTAATCATAATACAAAAAGCGCAGTATTAACAACCCCAGTAAAACATTGGGTTGGTCCTGGACCATCATATATTCTAAACGCTATTGAAGAAGCATTAAACATTGACGAAAACACAGATGATTATTTAGAGTTAATGCAAAAAGAAATAGCTCAAGCGATACCAAGAAATCTTACAGTAGATAAAAGATCTTTATATAAAAACATAGTAGATTTTTATAAGCTAAAAGGAACTACCGATTCAATTGAAATTTTCTTTAGATTATTATTTAATGAAAACGTAGAAACTGAATTTCCGTTTGATAAAACATTAATACCTTCATCGGGTAAATGGGACACAGGTCTAGAAAGATATTTGGACCATAAAGGATTCTTATCAGACAATATTAAATTACAAGATTCCAAGTTCTATCAAAAGTTTTCATACGTAGTACGAACTGGTAAGAACTTAAGTGATTGGGGACCAGCATTTGAAAAATTAGTGCATCCTGCAGGATTTATATTCTTTGGTGAAATTTTAATTTTAACTCAATTAACTCGTGCAGTATTAGGCGATAACGTAAGACAAGATTTAGTTGAACTAGATAGAGGATTCAGCGAAGGAACTGCTGGTAAGATACCAGTTCCTGGTCAGCCTGGATATGTATACACATATAAAGATGTCTACGGTAGATTAAATAGAAAAACATTATCATCAATGCCTGGATTACAACCCGGTGTTATTGGTGCAGAAGATGTGGCTCTATTAGTAGAAATGTTTGCATCAACCTTCTTACCAAATTTAGAAGCTAAGCGACATGAATCTGGACAACTCTCAGTAAATCTTAATGCATCTAATGTAATTTCTAGTGTGAGTATTGTTAATCCGGGATTCGGATATCCAGTAAATTTAGCAACTGAATCAATTGTCAATGGACAAAAATTATATACAGGACCTGCTATCACAGTATCAGGTGACGCAGTAACAGGACAAACGATTTCAGATGCTAGTATATCATCCTTAATAGATGGTAATGGCCGAATTGATACAGTAACAATCAGTAGTGGTGGTAATAATTATGCTACTGCTTCGGCATCTCCTGCTGCTAATACAAACCAAACTAAAATAGCAGCTATCGCACAAGCTAATTTTGCAAATAAGAGTTACTTCTCTGCACCAGGCATTATATTAGATGCTCCTACTGCTAAAGATTCAGATGGCGTACCTTTAGCTTCAAATGTACAAGCAACTGCAAGGACTACAATCGGTGCGAATGGTCAAATCAATGCAGTTGAAATACTTAATGTAGGTTTCGGCTATGTCACACAGCCTAAAGTAAGAATAGATTCCGCAACTTCCTCTGAAGAAAGAGCACAAGATGTTAAAGAAATAGCTATTATTATGTTGAATCATGTGGCCACGGAAGTTAACAGCCCTAATTTTAGGACTCTAATTAATAATAATTACTTTAACAATAAAAAAGAATCGTATTACTCAAACAAAAAGTTTAGGGATGGATATCCAATAAGCTTTTTTTCTGACAATACTATTCAAAACTCGTATTCAAGTGTTATAAATAACTATAACACCAAAACAATTATACATCAGGAATAAAATAATGACAGCAATAGTAACAACACCATTCAGAGTAGTCAATGCTCAAAACTTTAAAGAGGACGTATCATCTACTTCTTCAAGTGTGTATGTAGCCATTGGTAAATCGGACGCATGGTCTAATGCTACAAGTGATACCACTGATACGACACCTTTCACACCTTCAGACAGAATCGATGATTTATCTGAAGCATACCAAAACATGATTGGTATGAAAAAAATAACTGCAGGAGAAGTAGCTCATATTGTCCCAAGACATACCTGGACAGGTAGTACTTCCTATGTTGGTTGGGATTCAGATGATGCAACTATATACGATAAAAAATTCTATGTCATTACATCAGAATTTAAAGTATACAAATGTATAGAAGCAGGAGCTTCGGTTTCATTAGTTGAACCAGTACATATTAATACTGTTCCAACTGCAGAGACGGATGGATATAAATGGAAATATATGTTCACTGTCACAGTTGTAGATGCTGAAAAATTCTTAACAACCTCATACATGCCAGTCAATACATTAGGCTTTCCAAGTGTTGCTACAGTAAGTGGCGCGGTATCAAATTCAACGTCAGTAACGTTAGCAGCTTCAAACACATTCGTTAAAGCTGGTCAATTGGTAACAGGATCTGGTATATCTGCAGCAACTACAGTAGCAAGTATTAGTGGAACGGCATTGGTATTATCAACTGCTAGAACAATACCTGATACAACCGTATTAACCTTTGGTAGATTTGCTACAACTGATGTTAACTTTGCAAACCAAACAGCTCAAATTAATTCAAGAGATCATGCTAATGCAGCAGGTATTGAAAGATTCGAAATTACTGCAGGTGGTACAAGTTATACTAGTGCTCCTACTGTTACTATAACAGGTGACGGAACAACTGCAGCAGGAACAGCCGTAATAGCTGGTGGAGCCGTTACAAAAATCAATGTAACTAATAAAGGAACTGATTATAGTGTAATTGATGTAACACTAAGTGGGGGTGGCGGAACTGGTGCAACAGCAAGGGGTGTTATTGCACCTCCAAAAGGGCATGGAACTGATCCTATTTCAGAACTAGGTGCATTCTTTGTAGCTATTAATACTCAATTAACTGGTTCGGAAGGTGGTGATTTAACAGTAGGAAATGATTTCAGACAGATTTCATTAATTAAAAATCCAACTACTTTTGGTACAGATACAGTTGCAACAGCTTCAACATTGAGAGCTAGGAAATCATTAAAACTTGCATCATCTGCGAGTTTAACTGGATTTGCAGTAGACCAAGTTATACAGAAAAGTGGTGGCGCTGGCTTTAAAGCATACCTAGTTGAAATTGATACTACTAATAAAGTATTATATTACTATCAAAATTCAAAAACTGGATACGCTCTTCCAACACAATCAGATACTATAGTAGGAACATTACCAAACGGTGGATCTGCAACATTAGATCAAACGAATGGCACCTCATGGTATGGCCAATCGGTAAACGGATATGGTCCGGAAGTTAAAAGTAATAGTGGTCAATTAATATTCTTAGAGAATAGAGATCCTATCAACAGATCATCATCACAAATTGAAGATATTAAATTAATTGTTGAATTCTAAGAAAAGAGTTTAAAGAGAGAAAAATATGGGAATTACGAGAGTTAGAAATTATAACATTAGTCCTTACTATGATGACTTTGATGAGAGCAAAAACTATCATCGAATTCAATTTAGGCCTGGCCATGCAGTACAAGCGAGGGAATTAACTCAGTTACAAACTGCGTTTCAAGCCCAACTAGATAGATTAGGTCAGTATAATTTTAAAGATGGTTCAAGAGTTATAGGTGGTAAAGTTACTCTCAATACTGAATATGATTTTATTAAATTAACAGATGCTTCATTTACACATTCATCAACTACATATAACACTACATATCAAGGGGCTAATTTAGTTGCTTTAGTTGGTACAACCATTACCGGAACAGGTCAAAGTGGTAACCAAGTAAGTGCTTTTGTATTACAAGCTATTGCAGCAACTGGATCAGATCCAGCCACATTATATATTAGATATATAAATTCTGGTGGAGCTAATAAGACAGTAGAGAAATTTATAGCTGGCGAAGTATTTTCTAACAGTGCAGGCTCTGCGCTCTTTGGAAAAGTAGGAGCAACAGGAATTACTCCTGTAGGTCAGGGTGCTGTAGTTAACATAGAAGAAGGTTCATATTTCATAGCAGGAACGTTTGTATACGTAGCAGGTCAATCTTTAATTCTTGACAAGTATACTAATACACCAAGTTATATTATTGGTCTTAACGTTACAGAAACTTTTGATACTGATAATTCAACAGATCCTTCACTAACAGATAACGCTTTAGGAGCTCCAAACTATGCTGCTCCAGGTGCTCACAGATATAAAATATCAACTGCATTAATTAAAGAATCTTTAACATCACCGAATACAACTTTCGGTAATTATATTCTGTTAATGAAAATTAATGCTGGAGTTATTCAAGTTGAAACCGCAACTAAAACTGGCGGAACAGAACTTACTTCAAGATTAGCAAGAAGAACACATGAAGAATCTGGAAACTATTCAGTAAGACCATTCACACTTGATATAAGAGAACATTTAGACAACACATCAGGTAATGGTGGTTACTTAACATCAGGTAATGGCGGAAGTGCTACTAAATTAGCAGTAGGAGTTGAACCTTCAACTGCATATGTAAATGGATTTAGAATAGAAAACCTAGCGACTAAATATGTTGCAGTAGATAAGCCAAGAAACTTTGTGAATGAAAATGAACAATCATTACAAATGTCAGTTGGTAACTATGTTAAAGTTACTTTATCAACAGTAAGAGGCATGCCAGACATTGGTGGTACTAAAGGTGCTTATAAAACAATAAGCTTACACAGTGCTATAACAGGTGGCGGAAGCGTTATTGGAACAGCAAGAGTCAGAGGATTCGAGCAATTCAGTGCAACGATATGGCATTTATTTCTATTCGATATAACAATGTCGGGTTCTAATACTTTCAACTCTGTAAGAAGTCTCAGTCAAGCAAATTCAAGTGGGCAAAACTTTGCAGCTGATTTAAAAGGAACTGTTGGTGCAAGATACGATACTGGTAATAATGGATTGCTATTTAGATTACCATACACTGCAGTAAAATCTCTACTAGATTCAACTCCACAAGATGCTCCAAGGTATGTTACAAGACAAAGAGTTGAAGCTTCGGTTTCTGGAACAGGCGCTAGTGCGGCTGCATCATTCAGTAGCTTTGGTGGAACATTACAATCTAAATCTGATATCATGATAGCTGTTGCAGGAAATCCTCCAGTCCCAGTACCAGTTAGTTGTGTAACTTCCAACGTTGGTGCCGGAACATTAGTAATTACTAATACTGGTAGTGCAATCGCTGGAATGGCAAGTGGAACACCACATGTACAAGTTATATTCTCAGTACAAAAAGCAACTAGTGGATTAAAATCAAAAACAAAACAAACAGTTAGTGCTCAATCATTTACTTATGCTGCAGCTACTGGGTTTATTCCATTAGATAAATCTGATATTAAAAAGGTTACAGCAATTACGATTGGTGGAGTTGATAAGCTATCATCATTTACATTAGATAACGGTCAAAGAGATAACTATTACGACGAAGGTAGGTTATATCCAGTAGATACATTAGCAAATGGAGTGGCTGTTGTTGTTACTTTCGAACATTATCAACATGGTAATGGAGATTACTTCTCAGTTAATTCATATGCAGCATCTGAATATGAAACAATACCTTCATTTAGTGGTATTAAAGGTAACTTAGAATTAAGAGATTGTCTAGACTTTAGACCTACTAAATCTTCAGCAGGTTCATTCACAGCTGATACAGCATTTACTGCTGGCACAGGATTTTCAAATGCAGATACACCAAAACCTGGTTCTATATTACTAGCAGATGTATCTCATTATCTTCCAAGGATTGATAAACTTTATCTTACAAGAGAAGGTGAATTTAAAGTTGTTGTAGGTGTTGCAGATAGAAATCCTAAAGCACCAGAAGATCCTAATGATGCAATGGTAATATATAATCTTAAATTTAAGCCTTATGTATTCTCACCATCTGATCTAATTCCAGAAAAAATAGATAACAAACGTTATACTATGAGAGATATTGGATCTCTTGATAAAAGAATTAAGAATCTTGAATACTATACATCGTTATCTTTATTAGAAAAAGAAGCTTCAGGTACTCAAATATTCGATTCTAGTGCTGTCGATAGATTAAAAAATGGATTTGTGGTTGATGGTTTCTATGGACATAACGTAGGTAGCGTAAGGCATCCAGATTATTCAATAGCAATTGATAAGAACAATGGCATATTAAGACCTAAGTTCTTTGAAGACAATACTAATTTAATTGTTCATGCTGCAGCTCCTGGATCAGCAGTTAAAAATGGGTCATTAGTAACATTACCATTCGGTCACGCGGTATACGCTAAACAGCCTTATGCAACTACTTCAGAGTTTGTTAACCCTTACAATGTATTTAGTTGGGGTGGACAAGTTAAACTATCTCCTGAATCAGACGAGTGGAAAGATACACACGTAAGACCTGATGTTATCATCGATGACGAAGGCGTATACGATCAACTAGTATTCATGGCAGAACAAGATGGTATACTAGGCACAGTATGGAACGAATGGGAAACCAACTGGACTGGTACTGAAGTTACTAACTCGACAACCGGAAACAGAATGGATGAAGGCGAGTTCTGGTGGAGAGGTGGAAGAAATGGTGGTGAAACAACTACTACTGCAACTACTACAACAGACAATCAGTCAAGAGCTGGATTAAGAACAACTGTAGTACCAGATACTCAATTAAAAGAAATGGGCGCAAGAGTAGTAGAGACAAACTTTATACCATTCATACGTTCTAGAAAAATATTCTTTAAAGGTGAATTATTGAAACCTAATACAAAGGTATTTGCTTTCTTTAATGGATCTGATGTTACAAATTTCTGTGCTGAAGAAACATTCACCGAATGGTCAACTACTACAAGTGTTGCTACCTTTGACGGAGTTTCTGCTCATCCATCTAATACAGCTTTAATTACAGATGCATCGGGTAAAGTAGAAGGTTCATTCATTATTCCTAGTAATTCTTCTCTTAAATTTAAAACAGGAACACGAGAGTTTAGATTAACTGATTCAACTACTAATGATAAAACTAATGAATCAACCTTTGCTGAAACATTATACCATGCTCAAGGTTTACTTGAAGTAAAAGAAAATGTTATTATCTCAACTAAGGTTCCAAGGTTTGTAACTACTGAGATAGGTGATGAGAGAGTTGTATCAGAAACTACAATTACTAGATTTACAAGTCCAATAACATGGATTGATCCAGTTGCTCAAACGTTTATTATCGATCAGGCTGGTGGATTATTTGTAACTAAACTTGACTTATTTGTTCAAGCTAAAGATTCTAATATTCCATTAAACGTCTCAATACGTTCAGTTGAAAATGGTATACCAACACAACAAGTAGTTCCTGGATCTGATGTTAATATATATCCAAGTAGTGTTAACGTATCGGCTGATGGTTCAAGTGCAACAACTGCAACTTTCGATCACCCAATATATCTAGGCCAAGACCAAGAATACGCTATTGTATTAATATCACAATCTGATGATTATAAAGTGTTTATCGCAGAGACTGGTGGATTTGATTTACAGAATACATCTAATAGAGTAACTAAACAACCTTATAACGGTGTGTTCTTTACATCTGCAAATGCTTCAACATGGACACCAGAACAAACTAAAGATCTTAAGTTTACTTTATATAGAGCTAACTTTACTTCTACTAGTGCTACTTTAAAATTAACTAATGATGCAATACCACCTAGAAAATTACAAAACAATCCGTTTAGATATGTTTCGAATAGTACTAATACTATTATTAGAGTAACACATCCTAACCATGGAATGTATGGTGCAAATAATAAAGTCATCATTGGTAATCAAACCGGTACTGTGAATGGAATTACAGCAGCCCAAATGAATAAGACTCATGCTATTAGTAATGTTGAAACAGATTCATACGCAATAACAATTGCTAGTGTAGCTGCAACTGCAGTTGGAATAGATGGTGGTGGTAGTGGTATTACTGCTACAGAAAATAATCAGTTCAATACACTGATTCCACAAGTTCAAACATTAGAAGTTCCAGGAACTGCCATTACATATAATATGGAAGGCCAAACTGGTAAATCAATTGATGGATCTGAGAGTGCTTATAGTAAATTAGCAATAGGCCAGATCTTAGCAAACTCTAATAACGACTTTACTGCACCGCTCACAATTGCTTCAACGATTAATGAAAGTACATACACCTCTGATTCAAGTGCTGGTAATAAATCATTAGTAATTACTGCAACCTTAACTGGTAATGCTTATATATCACCAGTTATTGATATGAATAGATGTTCAGTCATTACAGTTGCAAATAGATTGAATGATGCTACGACGAATTCCTCTGCTTATAATACCACAGCTTATGGACAAAACTACGTAGCTGATACAGTTGCAAATGGCACATCAAATCTAAATAGATATATTACTAAGAGAGTGGATTTAAACAATGAAGCTGATGTACTAGATGTATATATCAATGCTAACAAGCCTTCTGGATCTTCTATAGATTTATACTTTAAAGCAATGGAAGCTGGTTCTGATAAAGACTTTGATACGCTAGCTTGGACAATCGCATCACCGGATGAGGCTATTATAACCAATGATGCTGGAAGATATAATGAAGTTCACTATGCTATCGATGCTCTTGGAGCAGGTGTTAAGTTTGGTTCATTCGCATTTAAGATAGTACTAAGATCTACAAATACATCTAATGTTCCTACGGTAAAAGACTTTAGGGCAGTGGCAGCGACATAATGGCAAAACCACAACAAGTAAAAATAGCTGATAATTCTGACTTTATTAAAGATTTATCTAGTGGAGCAGTTATAAATACTAATAACAATGCATACGACGCACGTTTAGAACGAATAGAAAAACGAAAAATAGATGAACAACAATCTCAAGATATTATCGAAATGAAAACTGAGATTGATGATCTAAAAAAATTAATTAAAAAGTTGGTAAATAATGGCAAATAACGAATCTAAAACTTTAAAGAGTAATACTTTAGAAAAATGGAGACAAGATACTAACGCATCGTCTCATCACCTAGGAGATGTCGGTCAACTTGATTCAAGGTTAACAGATAAGATATATACGTATACTGGTGATGCTAGTAAATATCACTATGATGTATATGATGCAGATACTGCTAGTAAAAATATTAGATTTGAATTATCTCCTGAAGAAAATACTGATGCTATATTAACTATTATAATGACAGGGAATCCAACTATTCCCGCATCATTTGTAGCTAGTGTAACAGTATTCCAGGGATCGTCTGGATCGGAAACATTTACTGGTAATATTATTTATATCAATAAAAATAAAATTGCCGTACAAAATACAACAGGCTCTTTTAATCCTGCCGTAGTTTTAAAATATTCTACTGATACTATTCCAGCATCTAAATTAGTTCGAACCGTATCTGAATCATATAAAAAAGGATACGTTACCGCAACTGTTGCTGGTTCTATTGTAACTCAAACACAAGTTCAAACAGGATTCCATGTACCTAATATTGGATTAAGAGTTGTATTAACTGGAACACCTAGTATTCCAGCATCATTTAGTGAAGGTGCAACTGTTACTCAGACTGGTGGATTCTCAGGTACTTTATATAAAGCTACTACTACTGAATTACTATTTAAAACATTTACTGGTACATTTAATGTTGGTCAAAACGCTGCTATCAGCGGTGATAATATTCTTGCATCAAAAATTACATCTATTGCAACACCGGATGCAACAATTGGAAACGCAATTGAATTCCATACTATTCCAGCATCTAGTGCAGCAGTAGCGATTACATCAACTAATGCGGTTGATGCTATTATAGAAATTCAAGATGACATTGGAGAAATTACAAGCTTAGGAACAACTGATAAGTCAGACATTGTTTCATCTATTAACGAAATAGAAACAGCGGTAAGAGGTTCTACTGGTAATTATACATTAGACACAGCTGCTAATGATGTAGTCGCAGCAATAAACGAGATTGAAAATGTCTTCGATGCATCAACACATGAAATTAGTGCAGGTTCAAATGCCTTTAATATAACTTCAGGCGAACTTACAATTGATTCTTCTGCAGACATTATTTTAGATGCCGATGGTGGTGATCTAAGGTTAAAAGATGCTGGTGTTCAATACGCTTCATTAACAAACAGTTCAGGTAATATAGTTCTTCAATCTGGCAGTACTACAATGTTAACAGGTAGTGGAGCGAATGCTACTTTTGCCGGTAATGTAGACGCTACTGGAATTGTTTCAGGCAGTTCATATAAAGTAGGCTCTACAGTTATTGTTGATACTAGTAGAAACTTAACAAATATTGGAACTATAACTAGTGGTGCTATAACCTCTAGTGGTAATTTAGATCTTAATGCAAGTGCTGATATATCAGCTAACCTAGTGGTTGGTGGTACTACACAAGTTACTGGAACGTTTAACGTAGATAGTACTACGACATTAAATGGAACAACCATTGACGGTGCTTTAGATCTTAATGGCGCAGCTGATATATCAACTAATCTAGTTGTTCATGGGAATACTACCTTTGGCGATAACGCTGCAGCTGATGCACACGTCTATAATGGTACCTTAACAATTGGTACATTAGATACATCAAGCCAAAATGTTAGAGGCTCAATTAATGAGTTACATACACAAATTGGATCTGCTTTAATAGGTGGTTCTGGTACTGCAGCAGCAGGCCTAACCAATTTAACTTCACAAATCAATGCACTCGATGCAGAGATTGGAGTCGTAGCATCATACGAAGGTGGAGCTTACGGATCAACAACAATTTCCGGTGTTCTACAAAGCTTACAGGCTGGACTGATTGCTAATGATGGAGAAATCGCTAGTAACGACACAGACATAGCAGCAAGATTAATTAAATCAAGTGGAAGTTCACAGGCACTAGCAACTAACTTATCCTTTGGTGGTAATAAAACTTATACAGTAACCTCTGGTTCAACATTAGCAATAGCATCTGGAGCAACATTAACAATTGCTGGTAGTGCATCTGGTGTAAGTACATTTGGAACATCTTTCCTTGAAGTTGATGGTAACCAAACCTCAACTCCAATGGGTTTTGCAGTTAATAGATCTCATATTGGATCAGCTCCAACTCCTTATCCAGCAATTCAATGGAGAGAAGGTGTCGTTGCTTCCAAGCCACATAGATCATGGCAAATTGTTGGATTAAATGACGCAGGTAATAGCTCACAAGAACAAGACATAGTAACATTCTTTAATGCTAAAGATTTATTCGCAAATAATACTGAAACCGGTTTAGCCGTTACTTGGCAAGCTGATACTCAAAACTTTGACGTAGTTTTAGGCAACTCAGTCTTTACATTAACAGGAGCTGTTACAGGATCTGTAACTCAGACCGCAAAGGGTAATGTAACAATTGCAACAACAGCAACATCAGATCCAACTTTAACATTAACTGGTGATGCATCTGGAAGTGCAACCTTTACAAACTTAGGCAATGCATCTTTAAATGTTGTTATAGCTAATGATTCTCATAATCATGACCACAGTGATGCTAACTTTACAGTAGGTGGAAACTTACAAGTAAATGGTAATACGGTTCTCGGTAATCAAACTACTGATACAACTACTATTGCTGGTGGATTAACAGTTGCTGGTAACTTAACGGTTAACGGAACAAACACAATTTTAAATACAACCACATTAGAAGTAGAAGATACTCTAGTGTTAGTTGGAAGCAATGCAGGTAATTCGGCCGAGCCATCAACTGGCGGTTTCGGTCTAGAAACAAGATTATTCAGTGGACTTGCTAATGCTGTAATTAATGGTAGAACATGGAGTTCAACTGGTAAGCATCCAAATGCTGCTAGTGACGTTAGTGGTTCTCATTCATTGGTATATAACTTTACATCAGATAGATGGGAAGCTGATGGTTCATTAGTTCTTTCCGAAGCTACATTGGCTTCACCAGGATTAGAAGTTAACGGAACTGATATCGGTACATTAACTGGTTCTAAAACATTAGATCTTAAAGCTGGCACAGGCATAGGTCTAGCTGCAGTTGTAAATGGTAATGAGTTTGAAGTCACAATTAATAATACTTTGGCTGGATATTCTGGATGGTTCCTTAGTACACAAGGTACAAATAGAGGAAACATTGCAGATGATGAAAGGGTGGACTTCCATGGTGGAACTGCTCTTACTGCAACATATGATACCACCAATACCAACAGAGTAATATTCAGCCATGACAATGTAGGGCCAGGCGCGCAAGTGTTCGGACAGCCTAGTACTGAAGATGGTACATATATAAAATCCGTAACAATTAATGCTCAAGGTCACATAACTGCGGTTACTTCAGACGATTTTGATAACAGATATGTTCAAGAAAATGAAACATCTCAATCAGCAGTAACTGCTAATAAAGTTGTAAGAACAAGCAATTCTGGTACAATAACAGCTACTGCATTCGCAGGACCTTTAACGGGTAATGTAACAGGTAATGTATCAGGTAATGTAACAGGTAGTGCTGGTTCATCAACTGGTAACTCAGCTTCGGCATCACAAGTTTACGTAACTGAAGCTAATGGCGATACAACATTTAGAAGATTAGTATGGCATACAGGCGATGGTTCTGGTAATAAAGATTTACACCATGACGATTCTTTAACTTATCAAGCGAGTTCAAATACCTTATCAGTTGCTAACATAACGAGTACCTTAAGTGGTAATGCTTCAAGTGCAACTACTTCTGGCCAAGTAACAATAAATTATAATAATAATTCAAATGCTAACTATCAGATGCTTTGGGGTTCTGGTAACTATGTCTATGGAACAGCCGGTGTAGTCGTTAATCCATATACAAATACTATAACCGCGACTACATTCAGTGGTAACTTATCAGGTAATGTAACAGGTAATGTATCAGGTAATGTATCAGGCACTTCAGGTTCAACAACTGGTAATGCAGCAAGTGTAACTAACGGTGTATATACTACTGGTAATCAGACAATCAACGGAACTAAAACATTCTCCTCTACAATAAGCGGATCTATCAACGGTAGTTCAGCTTCGACTACAGGTAACGCAGCAACTATTACTAGTCAAGCTAACTCGGCTACAATTACAGCCGAAGTACATGAATCGGCCAGTACTATTGTTCGAAGAGATGGTTCAGGTTATATTAATAACAATTATTTCAATATGTCTGCGAACCAGGTATCAAGTGGAATATCCAGGATGGCTGTCGAAACAGGCTCTGATAATTTCCTTAGATGGGGAACATCAGCTGCTGTTAGAACCTTCTTAAATGTTGCAAATGGTGCTAATGCTTATGTCCTACCATTCAATTATGGTTCTGCTAATAGTGGTAATTATGTAGTTCAAAGAGATGGTTCAGGTAACTTTAGTGCAGGAACAATTACAGCTACATTAAGTGGTAATATAACCGGTAATGCAGCAACTGCGACAAATATTAGAGTAGTACAAAGAACAACAGAGAATGTAAATTATCATATTCTTGCTGTAGGTGCTGATATTGCTGGTACTAATAAACAGGTTCAGGGTCATGCATCCTTTTATTGGAATGGTAATGCTGCTAGATTATATGCACCTAATATAACTGCTGCTTTAGCAAGTTGTACTGGATATGCTTATGGTAATCTAACTGGCACACCTACTATACCAACTAATAATAACCAGTTAACAAACGGTAACGGTTATACTACCTTTGCTGGTAATACATATTCAAACGCCATGAATCAGCATGTAAGAACTTCTGATACTGTTCAATTTGGACTAGTTAGATCAACTGGTGATATCGTTGCTTACTATTCATCAGATGAAAGATTAAAAGATAATGTACAAGTTATCGATGGCGCTTTAGAGAAAGTATCTAAACTAAGAGGTGTTGAGTTTGATTGGAATGATAAGCAAGATGTTTATGAAGGACATGATATCGGAGTTATTGCTCAAGACGTAGAAGCAGTAGCACCCGAACTTGTACAAACAAGAGACGATGGATATAAAGCAGTTAAATACGAAAAATTAACAGCCTTACTTATCGAAGCAGTTAAAGAATTAAAAGACGAAAATAAACAAATACGAATTGAGTTAGAGAATCTCAAAAGTATAAATAGTTAATAAGAAGGATACGTAGTGGCGATAATATCAAATTTGACAGTAGACCAAGGAAGCACATTTACAGCTAATATTGACTGTACTGCTTCTGATGGAAATACATTGAATCTAACAGGTTACACGGTTGCAGCGCAACTGAGAAAAACATACGACAGCGCTACTTCAACAGCATTTACTTCTGCCATTGCTAATGCAACTGGTGGTAGGTTAACTATATCCTTAAATGCTACTCAAACAAATGCTTTGGGAGCTGGAAGATACGTTTATGACGTAGAAATAAATTCAGCCTCTGGTGTAGTTACTAGGGTTGTTGAGGGGCAAGTAGAAGTTACACCAGGAGTTACGAGATAATGACGACAATCAAGGCTAGGGTTAAAACAAATCAGAGTCAGGTAGTAGCAAAGAAAATATCAATAGGGCAGTTTGCAATTGCAATGTCTGATATAACAGATGTTGATACTTCAGGTCAAACTGATGGATCAATGATGATATTTAACAATACAACTGGTAAGTATGAAATGAAAACTCAGTTGGACAACGAAAATTTAAGCTTTAGTGGAGGCACATATTAAAAATGGCTAATTTAACAAGAATAAAAATATTAACAACGGGAGCAACCACCAACGCTCCGACTAATATTAAAACAGGTGAGCTGGCATACTCTTATGTATCTGGTACTCAAGCAAATAACGGTGACAGACTTTACGTTGGTACGGGAACAGAATCTGGTGGGGTTTCAAGTTCCGTAGATATTATCGGCGGTAAGTATTTTACTCAATTATTAGATCACGTACATGGTACGGCAACAGCATCTAGTGCAGTAATACTAGACGCAAATAAACATCTAACAGATATTAACATTGGAACATTAACACTAGAATCTACTGGTGGTAGTGGACATAGTGTTACCAATATCATTAATAACGCAGCAGGTTTAAGTGCAAGTGATACATCTCTTGCTTCAGCCCAAGCAATTAAAACTTATGTTGATACATTAGTAGATGCTCAAGATGTAGATATTACTACCGATTCAGGTACAATTGCAATTGACCTTGATGATGAAACACTTTCAATCCTAGGTACTACAAACGAAATTGAAACATCGGCCGCAGGAAACACAGTAACACTTGGTCTACCAAATAGTGTTACAATTACTACTAACTTAAGTGTTGGTGGAGCATTAGATGTTACAGGGCAAACTGAATTAGCATCTCTTAATGTTGAAGACTTAACAAATACTAGAATCGTATATGCTGGAGCAGATGGTGAATTATCAGATAGTGCTAACTTAGTATTCAATAGCACTGGCTTAAATATTGGAAGTAACAAATTTACAGTTGCTCATGCTACAGGTAATACCTTAGTTGCAGGTACTTTAGTCGTAAATGGTAATACCACACTAGGTAATGCAACTGGTGATACAGTTCAAACATCTGGCAACTTAACAGTTGGTGGTAACCTTACCGTTAATGGTACAACTACTTCAGTCAATTCAACTACAACTACCTTAACAGATCCAGTTATAGAATTAGCAAAGGATACTTCTTCAGCTGATGGACTTGATCGTGGTGTTAGATTTAAATGGCACAATGGTGCTGGTGTTAAAGATGGTTTCTTTGGACTTGATATTCAAACACAAAGATTCGTATTCACTAAAGATGAAGATCTAAGTGGTGGCGAAAATGCTTCGGCTCCATGGAGTGATGCAGAATTTGGAAACATCTATGGTACTGGTGCAGATTTAGGTAATATTCAAATTGGTATTACTACTGATAATGAAATTGATACAGTTTCAGGTAACTTAACTCTTGATTCATCTGGTGGCACGGTCATCGTTGATGATATACTACAAGTTACTGGTGCAGCAAGTGCCGCCTCATTAACACTATCAACTGATTTAGCAGTAGCACATGGTGGTACTGGATTAAGCTCATTCACTGGTAAAGGAGTTGTAGGTACTAACGCAGGCGGAAGTGCATTAACATTCTTAACAAGTTCATTAGGAACTACTGGAGATATGTTACAGTATAACGCTTCAGGTGTTCCAATAGTAACTAATATTATTGATGGCGGAACATACTAATATAAATAGTATTATAATCAGTATATACTGATTTTAAAGATAAAGATTAACCTCCCTATATAGGGATTGACACAAGGAGCCAAAATTGGCACGTAACGCAAATATAAAAATAAGGCGTTCTGCGACACAGAATGCTATTCCAACTACTAGTAATTTAGACTTAGGAGAGCTGGCGTTAAATACTAACGACGGTAAACTCTATATGAAAACTACTGAAGGTAGTTTGGATAGTGTAGTACAGGTCGGCTCCTCAACAGATTCATATACTAAAGTAAGAAAAAGTGTAACACTAACTCTTACTGTCAAGGTACAAAGCAAAACTTCAGATCATATATACCATGGAACTGGCTCTAGTGCTGGTTATAGTATTAATGGTATTGAAGCTCCTCACTTAGATTTAGTTCCTGGCAACACGTATAAGTTCGATCAATCGGATTCTACTAACAGTGGTCATCCTTTAAGATTCTATTACGAATCGGGTAAAACAACAGCTTATACTACAGGTGTTACAACATCTGGAACACCGGGTAATTCGGGTGCGCATACTACAATTATTGCGACTGAATCTACTCCAACGGTATTACATTACCAATGCTCAGCTCATGGGAATATGGGTAATGCCGCAAGTTTTAATACAAGAAATTTAACAGGATTTGATACTGCCGATTTAACAGAAGGCACAAATCTATATCATACTAGTGCACGTGCTATTACAGCCGTTACTGGTGCTGACTTGGATATGGGTGGCAGAAAAGTCCTATTCGGGAATTTATACAACGCAGAAGGTGACTTACCTAGTGCTTCTACATATCACGGAATGTTTGCTCATGTGCATGGTACTGGAAAAGCATACTTTGCTCATGCTGGTGCTTGGAAAAAATTAGTAGATGAGACAACACTACCTGCATTAGCCAGAGCTAATATATCAGTAACAGATGCTGGTGGAGATGGTTCATTAGCATATAATAATTCAACAGGTGTAATAACATATACTGGTCCTAGTGCTTCTGAAGTAAGAAATCATATAAGTGGTGGAACTGGTGTAACAGTTACTAATGGTTCAATTGCTATTGGACAAGTTGTTGCTACAACAAGTAATGTAACTTTTAATGATATACATGCAGATGGTAATCTTCTGGTAGATGGTAATTCTACTACTACAGGCAATCATACGGTTACAGGTAATTTAACAGTTAATGGAACACAAACAACTTTAAATGTTGCTACACTTGATGTAGAAGATATTAATATTACAATTGCAAAGAACGCTACTACAAGTGCTGCAACAAATAATGCTGGTCTTACTTTTGGTGCTTGGTCATCAGGTACTATTCCAACATTAAAGTGGATTCATTCAAACGATAGATTCTCTTTTAATAAAACAGTAGCTGCTAATATAGTAGGTAACTTAACAGGTAATGTTACAGGAAATACGTCAGGCACTTCAGGTTCAACAACTGGTAATGCTGCTACAGCAACAACACTAGCTACATCAAGAAATATATCAGGTGTTGCCTTTAATGGTTCAGCTGATATAACATTAAACACTTCAGGTATAACAGAAAATACTAATCTATACTACACTAATGCCAGGGCAGATGCTCGAATAGGTGCAGCGTCAGTAGGAGATTTAAGTAATGTTTCAAGTACAGGAGCAAGCTCCGGTCAAGTATTAAAATGGAGTGGAAGTGAATGGGCACCGGCAGCAGATAACGCAGGTGGTGGTTCAACAAACGGTTTCCAAACAGTTGCTATAGCAGGACAATCAAGTGTCGTAGCAGATTCAACAACGGATACACTAACGTTTGTAGCTGGTTCAAATATTACACTTACAACTAATGCTGGTACCGATACTATTACTATCGCGGCCGGTGGTGGTGGGGCTGCAATAACAGTACAAGAAGAAGGTAGTTCATTATCTACTGCTGCAACAACATTAAACTTTGTTGGATCGGGAGTTACAGCTACTGGTAGTGGTGCAACTAAAACAATTACTATTCCTGGAACGGGAACAGTAAGCGAAGCATTTAAAACTATTGCAGTTTCAGGACAATCAAGCGTCGTTGCAGATGGGGCTACTGATACTCTTACTCTTGTAGGTGGGTCTAATATGACTCTTACTACAAACGCTGGTGGAGATACAATTACTTTTGCATCTTCAGGTGGCGGTGGTGCTAGTGCATCAGACATTAGAAAAAGATTTGTATATACTACGTCATCAAGTGTAACAGCATTCTCTGGAAACGACGATAATTCTGTTTCATTAAGTTATGTTGCAGGTGCAACTGATGTTTACTTAAATGGTGTATTACAAAAGCTAACAACAGATTATGCCGAAACTAACTCAACAACTATAACGTTTGCTAATGCAATAACATCAGGTAACGTAGTAGAAATTATTGGTTACTATAGAACCATAGGAAATGGTAACTCTATAGTAAATCAATATACTGGGAATGCTTCAACAGTTGCCTATACTCTTACTACAGCTCCTGTTTCAGAAAACAATCTACTTGTTTATATTGATGGTGTATATCAACAAAAATCTTCTTATGCAACTTCAGGCACAACATTAACATTAGACACAGCTCCAGCTTCTGGTGCTATTATAGAAACCATATGTAGTGTTGGTGCTATTACATCACAAGATAACTTAACACTTACTGGTGAATTAGATGCAGTAACATTAGATATTTCTGGCAACGGTGATATAGATGGCAATCTATTAGTTGGTGGTAACATACATTTAGATGGTAGTAACCAAGAATTAAGATTTTATGAAGGGTCTAACTATGTTGGATTCGAAGCTCCTGCATTAAGTGGAGACCAAATGTGGGTATTGCCAGATGCAGATGGAACAGCTGGATTCGCACTTAAGACTGATGGTTCAGGAAACTTAACTTGGGGACTTGCTGGAGATAACGCATTTAAAACAATTGCTATAGCAGGACAATCAAATGTCGTAGCAGATACCACAGCAGATACACTTACTTTAGCGGCCGGAGCAGGTATAGCATTAACAACTAATGCTGGCACAGATACAATTACAATTACAAATAACCAGTTAGGTGCAAATGCATTTGGTAATATTGTAGTAAGTGGACAAACCACAGTAGCAGCAGATTCTACTAATGACACATTAACATTAGTCGGCGGCGCAGGTATACAAATAACAACTGCAGCAGGTTCAGACACAGTTACAATAGCTGGTGGATCTGGTTCAGTCTTTACAACAGATTTATTTACAGCTTCTGGTTCACAGAATGCTTATACCCTATCAGTTGCTCCTTCCTCAGAAAATGAGATAATGGCTTTTGTAGAAGGTGTATATCAGAATAAGAATTCATACGCATTAAGTGGTACAACATTAACCTTTGATGCTGGTATTGTATCAGGTCAAGAAGTAGTAGTACATCATCATGGTGCAGGTGTAGTTGGAGTAAGTCCAACAATTAATACATTCACTGGCAATGGCTCAGCACATTCTTATACATTAGGAGTCGCACCACCTAACGAAAATTACATACAAGTATATTGGGACGGTGTATATCAGAATCATGATCAATTTACAGTTAGTGGAACGACACTAGCATTCGGATCGGGTAATGTACCACCAAGTGGAACAGCAATAGAAGTTCATATACCTTCAGTAAATGGAATAGGAACACCAAGTGATGGAACAGTAACACCTGCTAAATTAAGTACAGGTGCACCATCATGGGACGGTAATTCAAACTTTATCGTTGGTAATTCTTATGTAAAATCAGATAGTACTTCGGTAAGTTCAACAAGCGCTTCTACAGTGGCCACTCATGCAGTTGCTACATATAGAACAGTTAAATATCAGGTACAAATAACACAGGGTTCAGCATATCATTCAACAGAATTAAATGCAATACATGATGGATCAACAGTATACTTAACAGAATACGGAACAATCTTTAGTGGTTCTTCTTTAGCAACATTCGATGCAACTATAACAAGTGGCAATATGCTATTAAAAGTTACTATGGCTAGTAATTCATCTAGCACAATTAAAGTAATATCTAGTGCAATAAGCATATAAATAGATATATAATAAACGTTGGAGAGTGAAAACGTAAAATGGCATTAACAAAAGTACCAAGTAATTTAGACGCAGCGATATCTGTAACCCAATCAGCGGGTGATAACAGCACAAAAGTTGCAACCACATCATATGTAGATACTGCAATATCAGCTTTATCTGACTCTGCTCCTGCGGCATTAAATACTCTTAATGAGATTGCTGCAGCATTAGGCGATGATGCTAATTACGCATCCACAACAACAACAGCTATAGCAACCAAACTACCTCTAGCGGGTGGTACTATGACTGGCAAGTTAACTCTTCAAAGCGATAGTGGAAATGAACAATTCGTAATTAAAAGACAAAGCGCACAAAACGAACAATTAATATTTGGATTTCATTCATCTGATTATGCTACTATACAAGCTCTAGAACAAAGTGTTGCATATAGACCTTTAGCTTTAAATCCAGCTGGCGGCCAAGTTGGCATCGGAACAACTACTCCAGGAGGTAAATTACATGTTTACTCTGGAGATGCTGGCACGGTTTCACCGTCATCACAAGCAGATGATTTAGTAGTTGAAGCTAGTACAGAAGGTGGCATCACTATTATGACACCAAATGACCAATCAGCTAGGATTAGATTTACAAGTCCAGCTACTCAGTCAGGTGATTTAGGTGGAGCAGATATTTTCTACCGTCAAAATATTAATAAGATGTCAATAGGTACTACAGTTTCAGGCGGTAAATTAGCATTTAAGTCTAATGCCGGTGTTGAAACTATGGTACTAAATGGCGGCAAAGTTGGCATCGGAACTGATCCAGATGAAAAACTTCATGTTGCTGGTCAAGTAAGTTTTGAAGGTGCAGGAAACGTAAATCGTGGTAATGTAATAATAGGAGCACACGGTAGTGGTACAGCTAAGTGGGCAACACTAGGCGCAACTCACTATAATGATGCAACAGGTACTGCAAGTGGAACGGGTGGTGCTGGTATTATGCTGATTGGCAATTACTCCGATGCATCTGCATCCACTATTTATATTGGTGGAGGTCCTTATGAATTAAATCCTGCAACTCATATAAAATTTAATACGCACTCGGCAAATCTACATTCATCTGGCGGCACAACCCGTATGATGATTGACTCAGGTGGCAACGCAATGATTGGCAAAACCGCGGCCAATACTACTGCTGCAGGTAATACATTTTTTCAGTACGGCAGACATGGTGTTACTGTTAACGCAACTACATGCCAAATCATAAATCGATTAGGAAATGATGGTACTATAACTCTATTTGAAAAAGATAATGCAGCAATTGGACAAATTAATGTACTCTCAGGAAGAATGGGAATAGGTTCGGGAGATACTGGATTATTCTTTGATAGTACTAGAGACTGTGTAGCCCCA